CCTCAATGTGTATATCTCTTTCAACAGTTTCCTGTTGTTTAGGCACATCTTCTGCTACCGGGTCTTCCTGCAGCTCCCTGATCTGAATGTCATCCTCCAGATGTTCGCTGTAATAGATGGACTTTTCCTCTGATCTGACGGACACAAGCGTGCCATCATAGGCGGGTGTAGTCCTTTTATCCAGGATTGAGACTTCTTCCAGATCCAGATCCACCACGTCACGCAATGGATAGCCGTTTTCATCGCGCTTCTGCTCAACTTCGCGGTCGTAAAATCCAAAAGACCACCCGACCAGATCCCCAGCTCTTGCGAGCTCTATGACTTCCGGATCTGTGATCCGGGCTCTGGCATGAAGCCCAATGCTGTCTTCATGGAGTTCAAGGTTGCCTTGCTTCTGGCTTCCCAGCACTCTTTCAGGATCATGGTTGAGCAATATTTTCACGTCATCGTTGCGCTGCAGAGCACGAAAAAACGCACCCTTGCAGATGCGTTCCACGAATTGCCCTATTCTTGACCAGAGCGGTTTACTTTTACGCTCGACAGCATTCACATAGCCTTCGATCTCAACGCTGTCTGATCTGATTGTGATAAGCATTAAGCATCACCTCCAACCTTCGCCCAATCCTCACCGTCAAAATAGTAGGTATCACCTGTGTCCAACTCATAGAACTTTGAGTTTGCACCAATGCCCTCAAGAGGCTTTGTGTCCTGTGATGTTCCCTCAAGCTCAACATAATCAGTGCCGTGTGATAACTTGTTTGTGATTGCCATTTGTTTTATCCTCCTTTATGCATCTGCAGAATTACCGCTTGCATCAAATTCCTTTGCAAGCTCATGACCTAAAAGCATGTCCTCTGTTTTCTGCTCCTCTTCCTGTGCCTGTTCATCTCCCAGGGCTCCTACCGTGTCCGTGTTGGGCGTGTAGTAAACGTGCTTATTTACGTCATAGAGCACTGCTCCCAGACCAACATTGATCACATCTAAGCCTTCAATCCATTGCATATTCTCGGCACGTCGGATCTCATTCAGCGTCATAAAGCCTGTTTCCTTTGCCAGCTTGTAAGACTCATAACGGTCTTTCAGTGACGTTCTGATGATCTCTTTCACATCGAACTCAAAGAAGTGGTTCTTCTTTTCCTTCTCAAGAAGCAAGTCGCGGTTGAGCGCCGTTTCAAAAGCTCTCACCACCGGATATATGGCTTCTTTGAAGGTCCTGAAAAAGTCGTTCGGATATATGTGGAATAACGCATTGATTTCATCAGCCAGCGTGCGTTTGCTCTCATTGAGCTGTGTTTCAACAGCGCTGTTGCTGGCTTCCTGGAACTCAAGGCCATTATTGAGAACCACCACATTTTCGGAGCTGTTGCCATAAAGGTTTTTCCATGCCCTCTTCAGCGTGTCCACCTCTTCCTGTGTGAGCTTGCGTGTGGCCTTCAGGAAGCCGCGCTTGTTGCCGCCCGTGGAAACCATGCCCAACTGATAGAGCAGCGTCTGATAAGCCGTCTCAAGGGCCTTGCTGACCTCTACGGTCAGACCAACACCAGAGGCGCCGTCTTTTGTATTGCGCAGCAGCTTGATGAACTGCCAGGGTTCAAAGGTTCCGAATGCCTTTTTCTGATAGTTGTTGTTTGCATCGTACCCGCCCACAAAGATGGTGAAGCTCTTGTATATCGGCTGGTAGAGCTTCATGATAGTGATGTAGCGATCCTCAACATAAAAAAGCCCCTCAACCTCGTTGCGGGACCTCTTGATGAAGCAATAGCCGCCCTTTCCAAGAAGGAAGTCATTGACCATGGCCTTCTTCATCTGGAAGGCGTCAAGCGTGTCGCCTGTGTCACCATTGAGCATCTTCACGCGGTCATCTCTGACTTCTTCCACCTTGCCGTCCTTGGTCTTGTAGAGCTTCACCGGCATACTTGCAATGCAGTTGCTGATAAAGTCCACCGCGCCATTGACAACAGGCAGCGTCAGGACCTTTTCGCGGGTGATCGTTTCGCCGTTCAACAATGCTTGAAGCAGTACATCATCCACAATCGGGTCTTCCGGTACGGGTGCCGGGGCTTCCCTCACCTCTGTGTCTTTTTTCCAAAAATCAAACAATCCCATCTTCTCTTCCTCATATCGTTTGCACCACGAATGACATATCATTCAGGAGTGCGTCTTTCTGCAGCAAGCACAAGGCATTGAGCGTACTTACTACCATGTCCACCTTGCCTTTTGAGCGCTTCTTCGCTACATAAAGGTTTTTATTCGTGTCGTACATACACCGCGCATTCTGGAAATTTATCTCATACAGCGGGTTGTCTGTGTATTGAAACTTCTTCCCCAGAATAGATTCCTTCAGGAGCTTGGTCGCGGGGTGCAATACGCTTGAGTGCTGCCGGACTTCCACCAGGTTATATCCAGCGCCCTCCAGCTTCTGTGCGGTGCTGAGTGCGTTCCATCGGTCATATCCGATAGCCTGGATCTGTACGCCGTATCTGTCCTCAAGTGACAAGATGTATGACTCCACCACTGAATAATCAATAACGCGGTCGCCACAAGCAATGCACTTCCCGGACATTATGAAGTCGCGGTAACTCACCTTCTCTGCTGCCGTCTTTTCTTCAATGCGGTCTTCCGGGATAAACGCCACGGACTCTGCCAGGATATTGTTATCATCGTCAAGCGCCAGCATAGATACACTTGTGTTATCGTCTGTCTGGGATAGATCCAGACCAACATAAACAACTCGCCCAGTCCAGTCGATGCGGGCCCGCTTACAAGCCTGAACATCTGTCACGTTTACGAAGGTCTCACTGTCAGACCCGGAGTAAATGATGTTGCAGTGTTTTGTCACGAAGTTCTCTCTGGAACTCTCCACCGCAATTGCCTTAGCGCGTTTCTTCAGCAAGTCTTCCCAAATCTCCGGGATCTCCAAAGCTACTGGATTGGCCTGTTGCATGATTATGTCTTTGGTTTCCCAACCCTTGGTGACGTCTGGCTCATAGAGCAGCGCGAAAATGGACTCGTCATGTTCCAGGCCATCCAGCACCTTCTTTGCATAACCGACTTCTGACTCGAAAGGGTTGTCAATGGTCGGATATTTCGTGCTAATAATGAAGCCCAGCTTGTTCAGGATATTCAATTGTCCTGAGCGCATCGCTTCTATCGGGTAGCTGATCGGCAGCGCTCCCACCTCGTCTGCAATGAATGCGTTAGGCAGTCGGCCATCCATACGGCTGGTTGAATAGCTCAGCGGGATGTATTGAGTCTGCGTGGGCTTGAACATAATGTAGTCCCGCAATATCTTGAAGCGCTTATTGGCCTTGTACTCATAAACCAGCGGCGATGAGCGTATCGTCTCCGATATCGCCTCACGGATCTCTTTTGACAGGGCTCCATCCGGGGCAACGCTGTAAAACTTGCTGAACTGTGGTTCCGTCAAAAACAGGATGATGAACACGGTCGCTATCGTGTACGTCTTAAAGTTCTTCCTGCAGAGCTCCAGCACTCCGGTTTCATACTTGCGCTTTTCCTCATTGTCCCGGTAAACCGTGGCAAGCATTGCAATATAAAAAAGCCATTGATAGCCAACCGTACATTGATACAACGGCAGGCCCGCTTTCAGGCCTTTAGGCATAATCAACAGCTTCAGAATGTTCTCTATCTGTCTGACTTTCTTTTTGCTTACTGTGTACTTCTTATCCTTCCCCTCACAAATCCGCATCCATTCCTTCATCTGTAGCTTGACGTAGTGGGGAGTTGTCTTCTTCCTTACAGAGTTTCGGCAAAACTCATATGCTTTATTCTTCGGTGTTTCCATTTATCGCATCAACAAGGGGATCGCTGTCGCTGTCATCAGCCTCGCAATCCCTCAGAATCCGCTTCAACGTAGATACCGTCTTGTTTGCCGAATCTGTAACGTGCACATAAGCATTTATTGCCGGATTGCTGTAAACATTCCCCCGGCCTTTGACGTATTCCTTTGTGACCTGGACACCATGCTCCTCAATGCCCTTTTTCAGATCATCCAATACAGCCAGCAGTTCCAGGTATCGTTCAAAAGTCGTCACAAAAAGAAAATTGTCTTGCGCGTTGAGGCTTTCAGCAGCCTTCAATATAGCTGCCGCCTGTTTTCTTAAATCTTTTGCCATTCCCTCATCTCCTTTGATCTCATTTGATGGCATATATTAAAACCCTCTCTCAGTTTTGATAGGTTTTAATGCGTTTTAAGCGGTTTTATTCAGGGTTTTGCGATTTTTCTGCAAAATGTTCCAAAAAAAGTCGATTTTCGCCGTTTTTGAAAAAGAAGG